CCCTCTCGTCTCGACCGAGATCATGCAGTCCCAGTGAAAAGAGATACAGACAACAGGTTTGTTGCCTTTCTTTTTTGGCTCTTTGTTGTGCCAACGGTCGAGCTTTGGGCAGCCTACGATTGCAATCGGAATATCAGGGCACGCTTTCTTGTTTCCTTTCTCGCACCATTCATTGGGCACGATAAAGAGACCCATGAAATCTCTGCCAACACCGCTCGCATATGAACCATTGTTCGAGTCGAGATACGTCTGGCCTACTCCATGATCTACGAGAAAGGGAATCCTGCCTACTGATTGAACTGTTCTCGCATCCTCGATGCCGGCCACAACTACGGGGCCCATCCCTTTTCGCAAGTTCTGAACGACCTTGAGGCGTGAAGACATAACATAAGCGCATATCTTCTTGGAACGTACATGATCCCCAATCGGAGAATGCACATAGAAGTTCCCTTTCAGATTTGCTGGCATAGCATTCCAGATAGGTTCGAGGTGGTCAAAGTATTGAACAGCTTGCGCATAGAAATCAACTACGGTCCTTGAATTTGCAAATCTCTCCGATATTAGCGATTCCATTGCTCTTGCATTACCTTGATAACTGATATATCTGTCTCTGAGAATCTTGTTCATCTTGAACCCTGAATGCTTCGGACATTCGTTGACCGTTCTAGGGTGCCAGAGATGATAGATCGTTGAAGGCAGCTTCTCGATCTTTCCAACAAGCGCCATGATCGCGCACCTGAAGGCTTGATCTTCACCACCCCACCCCTCGAAGCGCTCATCCCACCCTCTGACTTTCTCGAACGTCTCTCTTGAGAGTACGAAGAACTCACCGAGCACCCTCTCTACTGCCTGGATGTCTTTCTTCTCGATAGGAGGCCAGTCGGTAGGACCGTCTAGGATCGTGGCGGTAGATTCTTTCGTTATCCAAGTCACCGTTTCTGCCTGAACCATCGCGGTTCCACGCCTTACTCTCTTCACTGCTTCCCGGATGTCTTCTGGTCGAATCAGTCCGTCCGCGTCGATGTAGACGAGAATGTCTCTCGTCGATTTGTTGAACGCGTCGTTTCTCATCCTTGAGCGATTGATCCTGCCGGTGTAGTCTTCCCCGATCACGATCTCGGCTTCAGGGACGTTCTTCTCGTAGAACCCCACGAGCCAGTTGAATATCTTTTCTCTATGTGCGTTACCTCCCTGAAAGGGGATCAGAATCGAGAACATCTTTCACCTCGAAGAAAAAGGGCCGGTTTCCCGGCCCATCATTTTATGACGCTTCGGCAGGTGCTGAGTCGAAGGTTCCGATTACGAACGACTCGGGTCTTTCAACGGTGAGCTCCACTCTCTCTTCGCAGAGGATAGCGAGCTTGTTCTTGATGAAGAAGTCGCTATGCGATCCGGAGACAGAGATTGTGACTTCCTGTCTGTCCCAGAGTGTGGCACCGAGACCAAACGATCCGGTGAGGAAGGTTCCCTCTGTAAGAGCCGCCGATACGACGACCGGAGTTCTCCAGAGTCTTTCCTGACCTCCAACGTTCACGTTGACCCAGACATACATGCCGTCGCTGGATTTGAGGAGTTCGATGTCTTCCCAGTCGCTTGGATGAAGCACGATACCATCAACAGGGTAGTAGGCAAGGTAAGCCTTGGTCATGGCCCTTCTGATAGCGTCGAGCTTCGTGTCTCCGGCTGTTCCGTCAGACCAGGAGTAAGTCTGAACATCCGCATCGGTTGTGATACCGTGGATGTCTCCGTCTTCACCTGTTCCGTAGAGGAGTTCATCGTCTTCCTTGAGGTAGAGTCCATAGATCAGCTTCGAGTCGATATACGCCTGAAGTCCGGGAGCATCCGCAAGGATCTGCTTTGTCACGGGTATCCAGTGCGCTATCGTCTTGATCGTGTTGCTCTTGTTCTCGAAGGTGATCGCGGATTCGGGCTTTTCTTCGCCTTCCGCCACAACAGCGGCGTTGTTGGTGAAACCCGTTTCTCTGATCCAGTCAATCGCTCCCGCGGTCGTGGGAATGACATTGAGAAGTGACCTGACTCTCGCGGCCCTTCTCGGGTCTTCCACAATCTCAGGGATTCGATAGGACGGATAGAGGTATCCGGCGAGGTTGCCGAGCGACGCTCCGGTGATGAGTGTCTTCACCTGAACGGCCTGCGACTTTATCGGAAGGCCCTTGTCCTTGACGGCCTTGTAGGCTTCTGATTCCACGAATGTCTGACCGGGACTCTTGAACTCGGTCACTGTCGGTTCGGCGAGTCTTCCGGCTTTCGCTTCGAGCTCGTCCATTCTCTTCTTGGCCGCTTCCATGCCGTCGGTTATGCTCTTGATAGTTGCGTCTATGCCTTCGATCGACTTGGCAGTTTCAGCCGTTGTTTCTCCGTACTTCTTCAGTTCTTCCGCCTGTTTTGAGAGGAGCTCCTTCATGTCGTTCTTGTAGGTCCCGAGAAGCTCCTGAAGCTCTTTGAGTTCCATACTTAGTTCACCTCACTGAGTGATTTGCCGAAGTTGCGGAATTCATCCAGAAGGGCCTGCTCCTTCTCGAACTCCTTCGCAACATTCAGTTCTTCGAGTAGTCTCTTGATTTCATCTGAGTGGTCATCCGGCTCAGAAGGTGGAATAGCGGCTTTTGGATTCTGAGTGTCGTTTGACGGCTCATCGTCCAGAAGTGCTTTGAGGTTGTTTATTGTTTCACGCAATTCTTTCTTTTCGATTTCGGAAAGTTCTACCGTTTTCATTCTGCTTTGGAGCATTGAGAGAAGTTTCGGCAAACCTATTGTTTCTGAGTTTTTCGCCCCTGTTATGGTCGCGAGAGGATTCATGCCCCACGCAACCACGGAAATTTCTGAAAGGCCTAGTTCTTTAAGCAGACGGATTTCATCGCCTTCTCCGTCTTTCTCGTATGAATACTTCACGATGTCATATCCGATTGAGAGAGCGTCAAGGATTCCGTCCTTGATTTTGTCTCTTACCTCCTGTGCTCTCTGAGACTTGGAGAAACGAGCTTTTATCCACAGCCCGAAATCATCTTCTTTGGCCTCTTCGACGACACCGATGATGTCTTCGCTCGATCCCCAATAGGCATTGTGATTGTCGACAAGTTTGATTCTCTTTAGCGGGAGCTTTTCTGCAATAGTCTTCTTGAACGCTCCGGGAAGTATCTTGTCACCACCATAGTCAACATTATTGAAAACGGCCCCGTATCCTTCCATATACCCGGGGCCGTTCTCTTCTTCGATTACTTTCATCTGAGCCTGTTTAGGCTTCAGCATTTTCAGTTCCATGTCATCACCTCATTCGATAAGGTCATACGTTTCCACGCACCTGCAATTGATTACCTCTTCCGCACTGCCCCCGGGATCTCCCGGATACATCAGTCCGTTGCTGTACGGTTCATTGAATGGTCTAGTCTCGCCGTCCATGAAGGAATGTTCATCTCTAACGCGCCCATCCCTCGAAGAGATCCACGTCTTGGAGAGTTCGAGACCCGTTTGCGCCGCTCCTTCCCTATTCCCGAAGTTCGCAGCTCCGCCGGTCTCTGTCCTTGCGATCATTAGCGAGCGGTACTCGGTCATGGCACTGTCGCCGAGACCTCGCCACGAATCGTATTGCTTCTCGATCATCTTCGCTATCTGAAGGCTGGTGAGTTCCTGGCTCATTCCCTTTCCGATCTCTTTCGCGATAGTCTGCTGAGTAGTAGACAGCATCCGGGTGATCTTCCTTCCTGCCACGGCTGCTATCCACATCTGAACGCTTTGAGCGAACGGATCAAAAGCGAACTTCTTCTCAGTCGGGCCTCTCGCCTTTCCAATGAGTCTGTTGGCCGCTCTCTCTGCGAAGAATTCAATCACGGCCATGTAAGCGCCCTTTATCAGCACTTCCCAGTCACGTCTCTGAGACTCGATAGCCGCAAGTGCTCCGGCTTCTCCTCTGTCCTCAAAAGCCTTCACCACTACCTTCGATTCTTCCTTGAACCTCTCTTGAACAGATTCAGCAATCTTCGATTCCCATTGCCTACGAGTGTTGTCTCTCGCTTTCCAGAGAACTGTCTTTTCTTCTTCGGTGAGTGACTTCCCTTTCTTTTCCGGAGGTTCCGCACTCATGAATCCGAATGAAGGTTTAGGTTCATCACCGCCCGGTACAGAATCAAATCCGAGATTCAATCTCTGGTTGATTGTGTTGAACGGCACGCCCATGTTGTAGAGTGTCGCAGCCGCCATGACCTTTTCATTGAGACCTTCCCTCATTGCCGGGACATTCGACAGGTCGTAAGTGACTCGCAAGGTGTTTGGCGCTACCATGTCGGAAACGGAGGGATCGTACCAGCGGCAAAGAGAAAGGTTCATGACCTCCTGAATACTCGACAGAAGAGGAATGATCGTGTCTTCCCAGAACAGCCTTCTTGCGGTAGACATGTTGTTATATGTGGTTCTATCGGCACTCAAAAGAACTACCGGCACTCCGAACACCGCTGCGATCTCGGAGACGTGGAACTTTCTTGATTCGAGAAAGTCCATCTCTTGAGGGGAGAGAGACATCT